GAACTTCTGGTGTGATACCCTCTTCATAAGGCTCAGAAGCACCAGTAATAATAAGATCACTCTTGTAATCTACTTTTACTTTTCTTCTTGGCTTACCAATCTTAACTGGAATCTCTGTTACGGTTTCAATTCTGTTGTTGATAATATCTCCATAGAACTCTACTGTCTGTCCAACATCAAAACCCGATTCAACAGCCTGTGCTACTTCACCTTCTGCCACAAGATCAATTGGCTCAATTCCGTTATATGTAGGCATCCAACCACTCACTGCAAGTCTTCCTGTCTCTACTCCCTCGTTATCAAGCTCAGGATTAATATCTGAAATAAACATCTCAACTGCGAACTCTGCATGTGGCTCATATTCCTCATCAGCCTTTAATCTGTTGAAGAAATTGCTCTTGTAAGATACAATCTTCTCACCGTTTTTGCCTGTGAATGGGCTGATATCACCAGTTACTTTAACCTTTGTAGCCTCTTCCTCGCCAACTTCTGCAATAGACTTGTACTCATTCATTACTGTCTGAATACCTGCATAAGTCTTGTTATCAGCACCTGCCTTAGTCTTCTCGTTTACATTGACGTTGTACTTAACGAAATTCACATCAGAAGTCTTAACTGTAATATGACCTGTTACCTTATTCTTTCCATCCTCTGTTACAATCTTCAGATCCTTTTCACTAACTACACCTACTGCTATTGCCTTTGCATTTGCCTGTCTTAAATTTGTTTCCTTTGTTGTTGTCTCTGCCATTTAAAAATGTCCTCCTTAAAATTAAAAATTTATGTAAATATTGTTAATAAAACAATCTATCTAAACGCCCAAATGGACGGAACACAGAAGTTAATTTATGTAAACATCTATGTATAATCAGTGATTTTTGAGCGTAAAAACCCAAGGGTATGCTGTTCTTCCACCCATACAAATGTTTTCCGCATTTATTTATTCTCTTTTTGTCACAGATTTTATATATTATTCGTGACATTTTGTTTTTGGAATTTTTGAACTGAATTGTTCAAGACTAATTACTAAGCAGTGATCTTTACTTTGATAAATCTATATGGCTGATAAGCATTTGGATATTTCTCTCTATCCACTTTACTGATAAACATATCATATGGTCTAATCCATACTCTCTGATCCTTTAAGTTCTGATACGCAACCATCTTTTCTTCTGTTTCTGTATTAGTTCCAATGGCAACAATCTTATAGAAACCACCTTTGAAATGTTGTACTGTGTCTCCTGGCTTGAAATCTCTGTCATACACAAATAAATCATCTACGCCATTTGATTCCATATGTCCCAATATCTGAACATTCATTGTGATAAATTCACCATGTTTTAAAAGTTCGTCCTTTACAATAAGTGCAGCTTTATCAATTAAATAACCATCTTCTTTTTCTTCACAAGTAACTATCTGACCTGACTTCCAATTATTTGCAAAATCTTCATTAAATCTAAACTGTGACACTTTTCTCACCTCACTTACATATTCTCTGTTACTATCGAAGAATATGAACCATTCCTTCTCTTGTACCCATTAAAACAGGTTCTTCACCATTAGCTTTCATCTTCCAATAAGCACTTTTACTTTTCTCCATTTCTAATTGATGTTTCAATCTTTCAATTTCTTTCTCGTAATAGTCATTATCGAACTTCTGAGTACCAATCTGTTTATAGTCTTTGGAAACGTATTTTACAGAATAATTTGATATGTAATCGCTTGTACCATCTGAATACTGAATTGTTGGCTCAAAGAACCCACGCTTTCTACATTCATCACAATGACAAATAGATGAAATATATCCAATTTTCCCGTTCTTATTTTCTACAAAATCTCCGATATTAAATTTTATATCTGTTACATTATTCTCTTTTGGTATATGGACTTCTTCAAAGAAAAGGTTTACATATTCAATATCTTGTCTTGATCCGATAAATCTGTATCCTAAGTCTTCATATTCTTTAATTGTATTATGTGCATCCGATAATCTAACTCTTACTTCCATATTCTCACCTCCTCAAAATCCTAATGAAACAGTGATTTCTTGCTATTCTTATATTCTCTGTTTCTTGATATTGATACTGTAAAACCATTGATTTATAAGGGTTTTCAGCACCTCATTTTTATTATTCTCTAAAAATCATTGAAAATTAGGGATTTTTGCTCGATTTGAGCATTTTTGAAATTTTTGACCTCTGAAACCCTTGTAAACACTAGGTTTGTAAAGCCAAAGAAATGTCAGTTTCCTTCGACTCTATTTCTTCGCTGTTATATTGAAAACTGACTTTAAAATACAGATAATCAACCAAATACCAGTTGCAATAGACCATTTAAATGTCAAACCAAAGCACATTGTAATAAGCTTGATTATTCCACATGTAACAATCCAACTAAGTCCATAGCATACAGCTAAAATTGCAATGACAATAACTGCTGTTACTCCACCTTTTGCTAATTTTTCTTTTAAATTACTCATATGTATATTCTCCTTTACGCTTCAAAATTGAACTCATCAGACGAAATCTTGTTGTTAATAATTTTCTGATAAATGTCTACATACATCTCATCCTTGTATCTGTTATAAGTAACTTCTGCATATCTGTTACCCATTGGCTGTCCCCAAATAGTACATTTTTTTATAACCTAACTCATGTGCGAACCACACGAGATCCAACTGGTCAATGCTGATATTTTCATTCAATGTCTGAATCACTGTATTCTTTGCAGCCTTCTCAAATTCGTAACTTGTCATTATAATTACCTCCACTCTAATATTCTCTAAATATAATTACCATCTACTTGTATATCTACTGTCTATAAATAATTCTTCTTTTGGTCTTGGATTTTTTAAATCTGAGCTGCTTAAATTAAGTCGATTACCATAATATCCACTCCACGAACCACAACCTCTTACATCTACTCTTCCATCAAAACAGATACGAGTAATTCTGTAAGCAGGTTTATCACAACATTGCCAATAGCTAATTTTAAAACAATTATCCTTATTTATATTCTCTAAATGTTCTGGCACAGATCCCCAAATCTTACACTCGTCATTGATTTGCTTCAACGTATATCCTTCTTCAAGCATATCATTGGCTTTCTCAATTCTTTTATGTCTTCTTTCACAAGCCAAAGCATTTTCAGGTATGTCAAATAATTCTCCACATTCAGAACATTTATATTTAATTACTTTCTCCAAGATTTCACCTCCTCACAAAAAATCGAAAATTACTTTGTTTCTCTCCAACTGATACTGTAATACGACTCATTGCACTGAATGCCAGTCTCGACTTTATAACCAAGTTCCTCTAATTTCTTTCGTGTTTCAGGCTTCAGAGAACCATCTTCACTGATTGAAAATTTGCCATCTGCAATCGCATCTCTAATTAATTTAGATAATTCTGCTAATTGTTGCGTAGTGCGGTTATCAATTGCGTTATTTGTCATCTTATTTGCTTCTGATGCAGACGGAATAACATTCTTTGGTAGCTGAACTTCTGGCATAGGTATATTAGAAGTAACTGCATCTTCGCAACAACCTATATCGCTACAGCCTAAACAAAACTTATAACTTCTACTATTTACTGGATACTTACAACTCATTTACTTATTCTCCTTCTAAACCTGTTTATACGATAGATTTTTTAACGGTTCAACTGCTTTATTAACGGCAGCTTTACCCATTTCCTTATTCCACACTTCTCCTTTTCTGACTTTTGCAAAGAACAAAGCATAGGCTGAAATATTATTCTCTACATCTTTATAAAATTTATCATCTTCCTCGTCATCTTCAAATTCAGATTTGCACGAATCAAGAATCATATCTGTTAAAGCAGCTTTTGCAACTTTAATTAAATCATCCGCTGTTTCAGCCTGTTCTTTTGCAGATTCGGTTTTTAGTGTAGATCTTTCTGGCACTGAAAAATAATATAATTGTTTAAAACCTTGCTCTTTTGTGTCTTCGATATGAATTCCCATATATTCTAATGTAAGTACAGTTTTAAGATTTTCTTCAATCTGTTTTGGATTAGTTATCTCCATTTGTGTCACCTCCACATGAAACCGATATTTCTTGTCCATTTGTTACTATATATAGT